GTTCTCAGACTGGGTTCTTAGGGTGGTTACTTGTTCAGAGTATCCATGAATGCTTGTATTGCCATTCTTGTTTTTAGCTCGTTGGCTGTTGCGTCCTCCCTTGCAACCGCATTCTTGCATCGAGTTTTGATGTTATCCATCGTTTTCTCAATGTAGGTTATGTAGTTGTCGGATTGTGTCCTAGTCCTTGTCTCAGGGTTCAAGTCCCGAACCGCTTTCTTCAAGTCCTTCATTCGGTTGTAACAGTATTTACTGAACTTGTCCCGAATGTCCTTGATGACGCCATGCTTTACTGGGTCTTCATTCTTCAACTGACCGAAAGCCTGTTGGCTGTAGGACAAGGCAAAGGCAAGGGTTGCAATAAAGCCGCCGCTTTTCTTGGGTATCCATTCGGGTGAAAATTCAGTAGCAGGATTGAGTTCCTGCCAACGAACTGCCCAACCCTCGTTAAGTTCCGCTTTAACTTCCTTGGGTACATCATCCAAGAAAGTAGGGCACTGGGTGACTATGAACTGAGCGACTGTTGCCATGCGCTCGCTAATAGTAGCCGAAAGAATAGCCGCATCCTTAAAGGACTTGACCACGAAGTTTTGCTTTGCATTCATATGCATTCTCCATTAGAAGTGTTAAAGAACATCCCGCACAACCTGATTGCTATGCGGTAAGAGAATTATACAACAACTATTTAGTGTTTCACTCTACCCTGAAACGCTATATAAGAGCGCGACTGCCACGCACGACCTTGCACACGCGCGACGACATATAACTGGCATCAGGGGGTAGGCAGATATTTTGGGCGAAAAAAAACCCCGCCGAAGCGGGGTCTAAAACAGTTAGCTAATTATTTTTTATTGTATGCGGTCCAAAACGCATCTTTTGCCATACGGTAATTCAACGCTGATGCGGTGGCATCAGTACGTGCTTCAGCGTTCAAGACACGTTTATCAAAAGTGATAAACATTTCAATCAACGCATCGACAAAGTTTTTATTCCCCGTACGTGCTTTGCTCTTACCGTCATTCAATAATGAACGTGCCGCCAATTTCAGCGCTGTAATATTATTGTGGGAATACTTGCTGAATTTGTCTCGCATTGGTTTGACAATGCCATGCAATTGTGGATCTTTGTTTTTCAATTGCCCGAATTCTTGCTGACTCATAGCAAAGCAATAAGACAGACCGACGCGGATTGACCCTTGCGGGGTTTCATTCTTTAAGACAATTGAATTGCCCAATGGAATGTAAGTGCCGCCATCACCGATTTTGTAGAATTCATCACCCCACAATTCAGTCGCCCGCAACATGAAACCCGCGTTTAAATCGGCTTTCAATTCTTTGCTGACTTCATCAGGAAATGACGCGTCATTGTCCATGACGTATCGGGCGATTGTGGCAGACGTTTCACCAGTCTTGGCGAATTTATATGCCGCGTCTTTTACAGACGTAGGGATAACCACATCTAGTGTGGTAGCGGGGATCGCCGAGGCGATTTTTGTTTTTGCGTTCATTGCATTCTCCGAAAAGTTTAAAAACACCGCAAACCGAATTGTCTGCGGTGATTGAATTATACACCATGCTAGCTCTTAGATATAGTTTCAGCGTACCCTGAACGCTTAAACAGGCGCTTGGCGCACACGCATGGCTCACGCTCGACGACGAATAACTGGCATCAAAGGCACAGGCAAAAATAAAAAGGGGACCGAAGTCCCCTGTGTTTAGCGAGAATATCCACGCCTAAAATTATGTAACCCTGATAAACAACTGTCTATTTCCGCCTCTGCGCGTATGTCTGCGCCTTTTTTTATTGATTCACATCTTTGCACAATATGGCGCAAGTTTTTAATCAATTCGTATGAATATTCATTGCTTTGTTTCATTGATTGTAATTCAGCCAATGTCAAACTCATTGCATATTCCACGTCGGTTTGTTTGTCAAAAAGATTTAATTGTGTCCACATTTGCATTCTCCAAAGATGCAGGGCTTTCGCCCTGCGGGTTGATTAAGATTCGTCGCCCATAAATACCATGTCTTGCGCTATCCATTCCACACGCAATAGCGTAGGATTGATGTGTTCGTTTACGCTAAGAAACTTACCAAACACGCTATCAGCTTCATCACGTTTGCACCAAGACTTGGCTAACACTACACGCTTATGGCGTGCCGTTGTAGTAGGCAATGTCACCGTCATTTTGATTGTGAGCATTCCATCCATCTTTGTATCTTTCATCGCATTCTCCGTTTCTGCTCTGCACTATTGCGTCGCATTGGAATTAGTATAACACAAACTTTACATATACGGGGCTAGGCAGGAGACCCCACCCCCCGGATTCCCAAATGGGTCCCCCCGCGTCCTATACACCAAGACTTGCATAAATAACCCACAACATGTTCAAATTTCCACGAAATCTATACACATCCCCCACAACGTGTATATAATTACCGAAGTAAGTTGCCTCCTCCTTTAGACCCCCACCCCGGGGTCTTTTTTTATCTCTCACTTTGTACATAGGTGTTTTCCCTAATACCCCCCGGGTAGGAATCCTACCTCCCTATCAAAATACGTGGTATATTTCATCAACTTCGGAGTGCCACTTCCCTCCCAATGCAAGACTTAATTCCAGAAATAGACTCTCATGTTCCGCTCCCGGCGTCTGCCGTTGACGCTATGCCCGAGCTGTCTCCGCGTGAAGAACTGGAAATGCGTGCAAGGACTGTTAAGCTTATAGCGGACCTGACAAACACGCCAATTGAACCAAATGAAGACGAACGCCAGCAGGCGGTCGAGATTGCCCAGAGCATGATGGGCGATCAAAAACAAGTACCCACTCTGTCTACGTATCCGAACGCAACGATAGCCTATCTTGCGGGAATGGTGGCGCAGCACGACACTATGGTCGTGAAAGAGTTGGCTGACTTAAAGAAATTTGTGGTAAACAAGCTGGTGGCGGAGACCGATCACCCAGATGCCAAGGTGCGGCTCACTGCCTTACGTGCTTTAGGAGAAGTAGACGGGGTAGACGCCTTCAAGAGACGCTCTGAAATCACGCACAAACAACAATCTATGGAAGAAGTTGAGAAAGAACTGCTTGAAACCCTTGCCAAACTGGAAAAACGCACTGTTGACGTACAGATGGTAGAGGTTGTACGGTGAAAGTCAGTCGAGAACAGATTGAAACCCTAAAAAACCTTCTGCCAACAGCGTCAGCAGATGAAAAACGCAAGATTCTTGAGCTTATTAAGGTCTGGGATGCCCAATCTGTGCAGAATTTTGGTAAAGAGAGCCTCCTAGAGTTTGCAGATCACGTGTACCCCGGCTATAAAGTGGGTCCACATCACCGTAGACTAGCCAAAATCTTTGAAGACATAGCAAATGGCAAGAAAAAGCGAGTCATTGTCAATATTGCACCCCGTCATGGCAAGTCTGAACTGATTTCTTACCTAGCACCAGCATGGTTTTTGGGTAAATTCCCGCATAAGAAGGTCATTATGGCCTCCCACACAGCTGATTTGGCGGTAAATTTTGGTCGTAGAGTGCGAAATTTGGTGGGAATGGACAACTATAAAGACATTTTTCCTACCGTAGAACTGCAATCTGACAGTAAATCTGCGTCAAGATGGGGTACAAATTCAAACGGCGAATACTTCGCTATTGGTGTTGGCGGTGCTTTGGCTGGTCGCGGAGCTGATCTTTTCATCATTGATGACCCACATTCTGAGCAAGACGCTAAAACTGGGCGAGCTGATGTGTTTCTTCCTGCTTGGGAGTGGTTCCAGTCTGGTCCTCTTCAACGTCTGATGCCTGGGGGCGCTATTATTATTGTGATGACACGGTGGTCAAAGTTAGATTTGACTGGTCAGATAGTTAGTCAGATGGGTCGAGAAGAAGGTGTAGATGGTTGGGAGATCGTTGAGTTTCCTGCAATCCTGAACGAGAAACCCCTGTGGGGTGAATTCTGGACTATTGAGGAATTACTGTCTAAAAAGGCTGGTATGGACGTGCGTTACTGGGAAGCCCAGTATATGCAGAACCCTGTATCAGAAGAGGGCGCTCTAATAAAGAGAGAGTGGTGGCAGATATGGGATCAGGACAAACCGCCTCCCAACTGCGAGTTCATCATCATGAGTCTTGACGCTGCCCAAGAAACAAACAACAGGGCTGACTACAACGCCTTGACGACATGGGGGGTCTTCTTCAATGAGGAGTCAAAGAACTACAACATTATCTTACTCAACGCTATAAAGAAACGTATGGAGTTTCCAGACCTTAAAAAGATGGTGCTGGACGAGTACAAAGAGTGGGAACCAGACGCTTTTGTAGTGGAGAAGAAGTCTAACGGAGCGGCGCTGTATCAAGAGTTTAGACGCATGGGCGTGCCCGTAGGAGAGTTTACGCCGGGTAAAGGACAGGATAAGATTGCCCGTGTGAATGCTGTCTCTGATTTGTTCTCTTCAGGGATAGTATGGGCACCAGACCGCAGGTGGGCGAGAGAAGTTATTGAAGAGTGTAACGACTTTCCAAGCGGTGCAAACGATGATTTGGTTGACTCAACCACACAAGCTCTAGCACGTTTTCGTCAGGGAGGTTTCATTAGGTTACCAAACGATGAACCTGATGAAGTTGAGTATTTTAAAAGTAGCCGCAACGAGCGGTACTACACGGTTTAAGGACACAAAATGGCAAAAAATCAATACGATGAAACCACAAAGTCTTGGCTTAAGGAATCTGGCCTGCCTTACTGGGAAAGCGGAACTAAACTTAGAAAACCTACAGGACCCATGCCATATACAGAGGCGGGGATTCCAAATTTACTTGTTCGTGACATGCCTGATTTAACGGGCTCAAATGCCAGAGGGTTTGTGTTTTCGTCAAATAGACGTGCTGATGAAAATAAAAACAGAAGTTTACAACCAAATATTTTTATGCAACCTAGCGCTGGGAAACAAACTCTTGGTCATGAAATGGAGCATCTACTTTCCCGTCAGAACGCAGGGTTTACAACAGAAACGCGGGACAGGTTTATCAAAATGGTTGACAATCCAAGCGTAAAAATTCCAAATTTTTTAGATGGGTTAAAAGCATCATTGCCACATTTGAAAGAAAAATACGGAATTGAAGATGGCTACATGACGCCTGAATTTATTAATGAACAAGGCCGCGTAGGCTTATACGAAATATTTGCAACGCTTGCTGGCGCGGAATCTTCATTGAATGTTGATTTGACAAAAGACCCAGAATTACGCAAAACAATGTTTAAAGATAAAAGTGTAAGAGAAGCATATAACGCAGTTACTGGCTTGCGTCAAACACGTTTAGACTCTAAAGATTTACCTCCGTACACGCGCATTCCTGAGCCAGCTGAACCGGGAATAATGGATGAATTAAAAAAATATCTTGGCTTTGCAAATGGTGGATACGTAGAAAATGCGGGCAATAAAAAATTAATTTAAGGACACAAAATGGCAACAAGTTCAATGGACAAAGGTTTGTACGCAGCTCCTCTTGGTATGGAGCAAGAGATGGATGTTCCTATTGAGATTGAAATCGAAGACCCTGAGTCAGTAAGTATTGGCATGGGTGACATAGAGATTGAGCTTCAGCCACGTAAGCAATCAAAGGGTAAAGATTTTGATGCCAATCTTGCCGATGAAATGGACGATGGAGATTTAGATTTACTTGGGTCTGAATTAGTTTCTGACTTTGAAAAAGACGTAATGGATCGCAAAGATTGGATCAAAACTTATGTTGATGGTTTGAAACTGTTGGGCTTGCAGTACGAAGAACGAACAGAGCCTTGGCAAGGGGCTTGTGGAGTGTTTCACCCGATGTTGACAGAGAGCGTTGTACGCTTTCAAGCGGAGGGGATTAT